CATGCCTTATTATAATCAACAATTTCACAGTTGCGGCTGATATCTTTTACAAAATATACACAGTCGGGTTTATGACTACCATCCAATGGAACAGTTAGCATCTGTCCATTTTTTAATTTTGGAGCGTACCACGTTACATCTTGGTATACATCAACTATTTCAATGTCGAGGAAGCTGGGTCTAAAACTACTTAAAGGATTGAATTGAAATGCCTTAAAGCCTCTGTCATTGATACTGGTCAATGACAATACTTCTAGATCTCCAGAATCTGGTTCTCCAATCAATATACGCCAGTCCATAGGCATTTTAATTGTGTTGTCTCCAATCTGTAATACAAGAGCCGGACTATTGAAGCTTTCGAGAAAGATCAAAGGTATGTAGTAATAGTCTGGATTCGACGGATCGCTATTATCGAGAATAGCAAAACGCATGTCATCAATTTCTTCTGGCAATGTGTCTAAATCATAAGCTATATTATCAAGTGTAAGTATTTGCATGTTTTAATTATACATTAAATGAATTATAAAAGTCAAGCCTGCCATTCTAATTTCTCTGCCGAAAATGGATAGTTTGCTTCTTTGTAAAATGCCTTGCGTCGGGTCAAGTGCCGTCGGGCAAATTTACAAGTTGATGTAATGTCCCATATTTCAACATGGTCTTTGTCTTCGGCTTTTCTAATACCGCGACCAATACTTTGAATTACCCTGGTAAAGCTCTTCCCAGATTCCACCATAACCAGGTTAAATATCCTAGGAATATTGATACCGACAGCAGCAACACCGTATGTTGCGATAATAACTTTGTTAGTTGACGTAGCAATTTCATCGTATTCTTCCCGGCGGTTTGTGGCCTTGGTTGAACCAGATACGAATACTGCTTCGGGCTTATCGCCTAACAAGCCAAACAGTGTGCTGAGGTATGCCTGCAGGATCTTGCCTGTTTCAATTCGATCTACAAGTATAAGTGTGTTACCGCTTTCCTTGATCTTGTCTACCAACTTGGCAACAGCTTCTATACGCTCTGGTGTAGTTACCAAGTATTTAAGCTCGCTTTGGTAGTCTTTGTATTCGACGTGATCAACTAATTGTACAATATTCACATGGCATTGTGCCAATACGCCTTGCGACTGTAGTTCGCTTGCACGTAGTCGACCCACTACCGGACCTAAACTGACATGTAGGGCTTGAAATTCAAAATCTTCCTTGGGTATTGTGCCTGTCAGACCCCAACGAATTGGTATGTGTGCCATTACTCCTGTCAGCAATGTTTTAAGTGCATCTGCCTTGGCCATGTGTACTTCGTCTACAATAACGCACACCACATTTTCCAGAAACTCTTGTATGGTAACTTCGGCTTCGCCTGACTTGGTATTCTTTAACAAGTTGTTGAGTGACTGCCAAGTGCATATAGTATGCTGACGTCCCCATTCTTTACGATCGCCAAAGTAAACACCAACGTCCAGGCCTAGATTACGATAGTCTGTTTCTGTTTGTGTTACTAGACTCTTGTTGGGCACAATAACGATACTGCGTCCATAATTTTCAGCTTGCCAACTCAGTGCTGCTGTAATAAGTGTCTTGCCTGCACCTGTAGCAATTTCTTGCAAGCTCTGAGGATTGCTTAAGAAGTCGTTAATGATCTCTATTTGATAATCTCTTAGTACAACCGGCTGCCCAGCTCGTTCATGTCCCGCGGGCCATGCACGATCACTAAATGTATCTTCTGCCATTAAGGCAAATTCAAAGGTAGTTCCGTATGTTCTACGGTCGTCCAAGGCAATGTCGTAACCTTCATTTTCTAAGATGGGCACAATTTCTGGCAATAGATTTACATAAGTGCTACCACCTAATTGGAAGTATGCTACTTTTCCATCCCATCGTCCTAGTCTTACAGCTGGCAAATAACGGGCAGCTGGATTAAGATACTTGAACTTGTTTACCAGCTTGCGACGAGTGTCAAGATCTAAGCCTTCAATCTTGATGTTGACTTCGTCGTGTATGATTATGTTTGCTTGTTTCATAGTATATTATACATTATATAGCAACATAAAGTCAAAAAAATAGGCACCGTATTACTACGATGCCCAAAACAGATTGCCTAAACAGGAGCGTTTACTACAGGCAACCTGGGTACTATCTAACCGCTGAATCCAAATACTTCGTCGTACAAGTCCAACAATTCTTCATCACTCATCAAGCTGAATTCACTCTGGGCAATTTCGTGAATGCCTTCCAGTTCGTCGCACCAGATGTTGTTCAATCGTTCCATGATCAGCTTACGCATGTTAGTTCCTTATTCTGCTTTCATACAAGTAACTTCAGCAATTGCTTTCCACTTGAGAGGAAAGCTCTTACGCAGGTCAGCAATCTTAATTGCCATACGCAAGCTCATTTCACGGAAGCGAGTAGCACTGTGTGCCATAAAGTCAATGATCTCTTCTTGCGTTTCGTCATCAAACTCGTATTCTGCAAACAACTGACCGTCATTTGCAATTTGGCGGATACGCAACAGCTTGTCACGCATGGTGTCCAGTGTCAAGTCCAGGTAGTGACAACGTGACTGGAGTGCATCCAAGTGATCACGCAACTTCTGACTCTTCATTTTGTCAAACTTCAAGTTGGTAATGAAGATTACAGTACCGTTAAAGTTGAACTGGTCTGGAATGCCTTCACGGCGCAGAGTGCTGGATTCTGACAACCAGCTAATCTTACGCTTTTTGCCGGAGTCCAAGGCACCTTTCAGCAAGTTCAAGCTGACGTCATCAAGCAGAATGCTGTCGCAGTCATCAAACACCAAGACACAGTTCTTGTCGCTGTACTTGTACAAGGTCTGGTACAGGCCAATTGGAGTAGCTGCACCTTTGACAACTTCTGCACGGAGACGCTTGCCCGAAATCTTGTCAAACAAACAAGCAGCTTCAACAATCTTCTCAACGCCGTAGCTCTTGCCTACGCCAGGAGGACCCGACACAATCATTGCACGGACATCGCCAGCCACAGCAGCCTTGGTCATTTCATCAAGGATTTCAAAGCGGCCGCGGATACGGGCCATAACTTCTTCATCTGTTGCTTCTGGGGCAGGAGCCGACTTGGCAACAGGGGCAGTGGCACCTGCACCCTGAATTTCAATCTCTTCAATGCTGTCAACTCGGACACGAGCAATGCCAAACTCAGGGCCAAAGAAGCCCCGGCTGTCTACTGTCACAAAGCCGCCTTTTGCGCCGGCTGTGAAGTCTTTGACTAGTTCAAACACTTCGTTGTGTACGGGTTTATTACGATAAACGCCGTTGCGGATTAGGACTTGGGTCATGTACTGCTCCTGTTTTGTTAGTGTATAGCTATTATAGCCGATATTGTATTACCGGTCTACCACTGTTTAACCGTTGTTTTTATGCAACAAGTGCGACACGCATGCCTTTGAGGTTGCTGTCACTGGCACAAAGACGTACACTTCTGAGCTGATACATGTCCGAAATCTGTACTAAGTATTCAACATCAATCCAGGGTGTAACCTTATCGTTAGCAGCAGGGCCGAGAACAATGTTTTTAATAGTGCCACGTTTGACGCCGGCTGCGCTTTCCCAACGTACTTTAGTGCCAATTGCTAAGTTCATCTTTTGTTCCGTTTTGTTACTGTATAGCTATTATAGCCGATGTGCCATTACTGGTCTACCACTATTTTTATGGTATTTCGGCCACAAAAAAGCCCCAAAATCTGGGGCAAATTTATGTTGTTTTTGTGCAACACACTAAATCTACTTGCTGATTAAGCAATAGGTGGTGGTACAATAGAAGCTGTGATATTTACATTGCACGACATAACACTACCGGGAGGCAACAACCAATATGTCTGCGACGGAACACCATCATTTGGATTCTGCGCTTGTCCATTAATAACCATATTACTCAATGGATTTACATAGAATACATCATCAACCTGATTCTTATAAACAAAACCCCAGATATTTTCTCCGGCAGCAAGATCTACTACACTGAGTTGAGGATAGTTTGCTGTTGTATTCATAAGAACTAAAAATCCATTTGCGACTGTGATTTCTAAAGTTTTAGCACCGCTAAATTCTACATCATCAGTCCATGAAAATAACTCTTCCCCAAGTGTTAAAGAAACTATGTCTGAATCAAATCCGGTCAGCTGGTAAGGGGCATTTAATGTAGGTACCTGTCCATTAAAAATCTCTACACCGTCAATTTTTGCCACGATTGTGACCGGTAAGCTTCCGTAGGCCTGGCCTCTTTGTTTAAAAGTGCGAGTAGTCATTGATATCTCCAATCATGTTTATTTAGTGTCTATTGTCCAATATCTCTCTACCACACTATCCTGTATTTGATGTGGTTTGGGATGACCGTGAAATACCATGACAGCAGTTGCAGAATCCACTGTGGTACCTATATCTGGACGGTTGTATTGCCGTTTGATCATGTTATAACCACCATCTTTGCATTGCCATCTCCAGCTTTTGATAGTGTTTACATCAAAAAATCTCAAGTCTTTTACATCTAACACACTGTTGAGATAGTCTTGGTCACCGTGATGCAGTTTCACAGTGGCATTGATATTTTTGGTCTCAAAATCCTGCCAGATCCAATGATACCTTTCTGTGTCCCACAACATGACGCTGGAGTTTAGTCCAAGTGAATTTGCACGCCACAGGTATCTAAAATCTTTTATGGCCCAAAACTGCTGATCTGACAAATTCCACATCCAGTCCAAGTTTTTTGTTATCACCGTATCCAGATCAAAATACAACATACGACCTGCAAAATGTCTACTGTCAAACATCTGCATCTTGTACCACCAGGATTTCCTGGGCCCTGCTACACCAGGCCATTCTGTCAACTCATGTTTGATATATGGCGCAGGCACAGATCTCTTAGGCTCCGTAAACACATGCAGGCGGATTTCATGCGAAAGATTGGCTTTCAACATGTTGTACAAGCGATCCACATAAATCCAGCTGTATGCATCACCGTGGATGACACAGGCACAATCAATCGTGCTGCTAATAAGTGGTCTATTTTTTTTGGCCATGTTCCTGATCGTAATTCATGGTTGACATATCACAGGAATAATAAAATATTTAATATGCTATGTTTTTGAACTAAGTATATGATATGAAATACACAGTACTTACCACCTTCAATGCCAATGGTTATGCAAAGTATGGCCGCCGCATGATTACAACTTTTTTGAACCATTGGCCCAAGTCAGTAAATCTGATTGTGTACAGCGAAGACTGTGCAGTTATAGAATCAGCAGAGAATCTTGAGATTCGAGACATTGCCACAGTCTCAGAACTGACTGCGTTCAAACAGCGGTGGCAAGCGGTTCCTTATGCCACAGGCGATATTTCCCATGACCCTGTGAGATCTTTGAGAAAGGATGCAGGCAAAGGATTCAAATGGGACGCTGTGCGTTTTGCACACAAGGTTTACAGTATTTTTGACTGTGCAAGACATGTCAACACTGATGTGCTGATATGGATGGATGCCGACACAGTGTGTCACAGTCCGATCACAGTTGAAGATCTGGACAGATTATGTGGTGCCAGTTACGAACTGTGTTTTTTGGGCAGATATAAAAAATTCAGCGAATGCGGTCTTTATTCCATGAAGTTGGGCACCAAGGGCATTAAAAGATTCCTTAGAGAGTTTGAACGCATGTACAATGAAGCCGAAAACGGCATCTTCTTGTTAGACGAGTGGCATGATTCATTTGTGTTTGATGCTGTGAGAAATCGTATACCAGGATTGATTGAGTTGAACTGGGCAGCTGACCTGGTTGATCTAAGACGCAGCAAGCACAACAGCGTCGGGGAAGGTCATCCCTTGATCAATTCTGAATGGGGAGCCTGGCTGGATCATCTGAAAGGCGATCGGAAAGATTTGCAACGCAGCAGTCGCGAAGATCTAAAAGTTACAAGAACGGAGGCATATTGGTTATGAACTGGATATTTTTAAACAAAAAAAACTCAGACGAGTATATTGAAATGTTTGCTCGTGGCTGTAAAACTGTGCCCACTTGTTTGGAAACATGGCACTACGAGGACAGTGCAGATCCACTGGTCATACGCGGTATCATGAAGAAAAAAATTATCAAACAGTGTTGGCAAGACAAAAGACCGTTTAGATACATGGACACAGGTTACCTGGGCAACAGTGCCCATTCCAAAAATCCCAACGGTTGGAAACTGTATCATAGAATAGTCAACAATAACCTGCAGCACGATCAGGTTATTGCACGACCCAGTGACCGATGGGATCAATTGGGTCTGCAAATACAAAGTCGTCAACATGGCAGCAAAATATTGATTGTGGCTCCAGACGAAAAGCCCTGCCGTTTTTACGACATAGATTTGACAAAATGGCTGGAAGAAACAGTTGCCACCATTAAACAACACACTGACCGAGCCATTATCATACGTGAACGCAATCCTGATCGCAAGGTTAGAAAAAACGACAAGATTGAAAATGCCTTAAATGATGTTCATGCTGTTGTCACTTACAATTCAATAGCAGGCACAGAAGCTGTGCTGGCAGGAGTGCCTGTGTTTGCCATGGCACCATGTAATGCTGCCATTCCTGTGTCTAACACAGACCTATCTCAGATTGACACGCCCTGGTGGCCCACTGACGACGAACGCCATGCCTGGGCCTGCCATCTGGCCTATGGTCAATTCCATGTGAACGAATTGAGAAACGGTACGGCCTGGAGGATACTGCAGGAGACATCTGATGTATGAAAGTCACGGCTGGTGGTTCCCAGATGCCGAAGATCATTTCCCTAAAATGCTCAATAAAAACATCAGCAAAGGCGGTCCTGCTGAATATCAACAACCTGTGAGACTTAAAAGCCTACAGTATGTTAAACAACATAGAACTGCCTTGGACATAGGCGCTAATGTGGGCTTGTGGTCAAGGGATCTTGTACAACATTTTGACCGGGTAGTTGCATTTGAACCTGTGGCACAGTTTAGAGCCTGTTTGGAACGAAATGTGGTCGATCACAAATTATCCATCAGAACAGTGGCACTAGGCGATCAGGATACCACTGTCAACATGACCATCACAGTAGGCAACACTGGGCACACACATGTTGATCCCGACAGTATAGGACATGGAGATACTGAAATACGTCGATTAGATAGTCTTAATATCACAAATGTTGACTATATCAAGATTGACTGCGAAGGTTTTGAATATCGTGTGTTACAGGGTGCAGAACACACTATCAAAACACATCGTCCTGTCATGGTCATTGAACAAAAACCTCATGATGCCTACAGTCAACAATATGGACAGTTTGCTGCTGTGGACCTGTTAAAGAGCTGGGGCATGATTGAGCTGGCGCAGGTCAAACATGATTGGATCCTGGGATGGGCATGAAAATTAGATTTTTTAGTGATGCATATAAAAGCAAACGTGCGAGTCACAGACTACGTGGAGATGTGACTTGTCAAGCATTGTTAGAACAAGGATATGATGCTAAAATTTTAACCGACTGGAGTGAGATTGATTCTGACACCGTTGTTATCTTTTTAAAACGTAGTTCAGTGGCAAGTATACAACATGCTCGAGACCTGGGTGCCAAAACCATTTACGATCTATGCGATAACAAATTTGAAGAAAAAGATGAATACGAGCCGTGTTGTCAATTAGCTGATTTGGTATCTGTTAACAGCGTTAACATGGGAATTAGTACTAAAAATTTCACAGGCAAAGACAGTATTGTAATGCCTGATCCTTATGAGAGGCCCAAACTGTCTCCCAGGTTTGCACCCGGAGTAGATATAAACTTGTTGTGGTTTGGCTCGCAGAGTAGTTTTAAATTTTTGCCCATACTTGAAGTATGGTCCAGATTAGAAAAAGAAATTGGAAATTATCTCTATACCATGATCAGTGCCAAGACTGACAGAGTACTTGGTAAATTCAAATTAAGACAAACCAAAGGTGTAGTAAGCGGTATCAACTTTGATCGACTGGACATGCGAGAGTGGTCTTGGGAATTGCAAGGACAGTTGTTAGAGCAAACAGACATTGTGTTAATGCCCGTATTGACTGAGAATCCACGTACTGATACCAAAAGTGCCAATCGATTAATTGACAGCCTAATCTCCGGACGTTTTGTTATTACTACCCCTTTGCACAGTTACCTAGAGTTTGCACCTTACACATGGCAAGGGGATTATATCGAAGGTATTCAATGGGCTAGAAATAATCCAGAGCAAGTATTAGATATGGTTGCTCGCGGGCAAAAATATGTTGAAGATAATTACTCGGCCCGTGTGTTATCTAAACGATTTATAGACGAAATTATTAACCAACTTAGGAAATAATATGGGAAGCCCAAACGATTTAATTTACATCAAGACAGTATGTCCAGCATTTACAGGTTCGGTGTTGGAAATTGGAGCCAGAGAAAACTCTACTGGGTTTCGAGGTTACTTTGCCCCCACTAAAGGTCAACCTCGCATTGCTACAGAATATGTTGGCACTGATATAGAGCCTGGGACAGATGTTGATGTGATATGTGATTTAACAGCTCCTGAAAATCCCTTGCCCAAAAATTATTTTGATTTAGTGATCTGTTGTAGTGTAATGGAACATGTGCCAAATCCTTGGGTCATGGCTGAAAAAATATCAGAGCTAGTAAAGCCCGGTGGTAAACTATATATTGCAGTTCCGTGGGTTTGGAAATATCACGGATACCCCAAAGACTATTATAGATTTACTCATAGTGCTATAGAATATCTATATCCAAATTTTACATGGGGCAATTTTGCTTGGTCAAGTACCTCTGCAGATGATATTGAATTTCAAGAGATGGATCGAATTAGTGAACGTAAAATGATAATTGCTGATTACAATGAAGCTGGACGAAAAACCAAGAAATATATTAAATATTTGTCTATTAACATGCTCGGAACAAAAAATGCTTAACGAGAAGGTAACTGAGCTAATAAACAGCGGACAAAAAGTACGGCTACATCTTGGTTGCGGTAGCCGATTGTTTGATGGCTATTTAAACATAGACGGTGACTACATGGCTCATGATCCTAATGTACTAATACACGATATTACAAAACCATTTCCGTTACCAGATAACTGTGTGGATGAAATTTTATCGGTACATGTTATTGAACATCTTAGTCGACAGTATCTTTTACCTATGTATCAAGAATTTTATAGAATTCTCAAACCAACTGGAGCAGCAGCAACAGAATGGCCCGACCTACTAAAAATGTGTCAAGAGGTTGTTAACAACCCAGATTGCTTTTGGTCGCACGATAAACGTTTACACAAAAGAACTCTGGCAGGCATATATGGCGACTCTGTTAGATATCCAGATACAACTATGTTACACAAATGGGGATACAGCGGTGAAAGTATGAGTAAGATATTCCGCGATGCTGGATTTACTAGAGTGCAAATTGAGGGCAATCTTCATGCCAAATCCAGCATTGACAGCAGAGTAGTTGCATACAAATGATATGGCCGCTAGGATAGTTAAAGAACTTCGTGGGTTTTCTGGAAATCAGATATTATTGATGCAGAAACACGAAAAACTCTTTGTACGAAAGATAGGA